CTCTATATAGTCACCTATACTGAGTACAGTTGAGTCTACAACTGGTAGTGTAGATACCTTAGAGTTTATCTGTGCTGTGATAGTCAGTCCTGCTCCATCATTGTCCTTATCACGTAAAGCAGTAGGTTCTACCTGATATGATACACGACGATTTGATACAGCTGGGGTACCAGTATCGTAATGAACCTTTGCTTTCTTGATTGGTTTCTGTGTAGTTGTAGGTCCGAAGATGTATGCTTTAACGGTAAATGTACAGTCAATCGTAGTCAATTTACGTTGATCAAAGTTACCTTCATACTCATCTGAGTAGGATATACTATTCAGAACGATTGGTATATCACGGTACTCATTGACATCATCTAATATTTTGATAGTAATATTATATGATGGTTGGAATATAGGAACGATTTGTTCTATAATTTCCAATGCTTCATCATTTGTCTTTGATAGTATAGACAAACTGAAGTCTAGATTATATGGTACGGGTGTGTATATCTTTCTTACATTCTTACCATCTTTCTTATAGTCAGTCGTGATAGGACTTAACTTTCTGCTACTGTCATATGATATACCAGACAGTTCAAATGATAATCTAGGTAGAGTGATAGCAACCTTCTTGTTTAATTCTGGTTGTGCCTCTAGTCTTGCTAAAAACTTTTGCTTAGGACCGTAAGCAAGAGGTACCTTCATCTTCTGATAGGTTGTACCACCTGTTTCTTTCCTAACTTCTATATTGTTGAATAAAGTTCCAAATCCAATAACGCATTTACGGATGACTTTATTATATGTGTATTCACCTAACATGTTATGTTCCTATACCAAATGGGTTACCTTCACTGAAGTCAATGATATCATCAGCAAGTGTTTCAAACGTCGTAGACTCAGAGTATTTAGTATCTGTAGTCTTCATTGCGTCATAACTATGTATCGTTATTGACGCACCACTGGTATTACCTACCAATAGTTCACCGATCAGGAAGTCATCTGTTGGTGATTTAAGTTTTAACCATCCCTCAGATTTATCCCAGTCAGCAACCATTGCTGTACCACCAGTAATTCCACCTGTAACTGTTTCTCCATCTTGGAAACTTCCAGACAGTCCACTTGGCACTGATTGTATATCAAAAGCAGCAGTAGTATATCCACTACCACCACTGTCTATGACTATCCTTTCGACTGAATCATACCCTGACCCCTCATTGGTAATCTCGACTTTAGTGAGAGAACCAGACGAGTTAAAAGTCGGAATGACCACAGGTTTGGTGCCTGTGCTGCTAGGATCAGTAAAATCAATACTAGATCTAGATACATCATAACCACTACCTCCCGATATTATTTCTAGACCAACCATCTTACCGTCTTTAACGGTAGGATCTAAGACAGCTGGGGTTATTGGAATAGATCCACCCACATTTACAACGATCATTTCAGCATGTGCTGTTGCTCCTGTACCATCACCTGTAACAGTAACAGTCGGAGTAAAGTTATACTTACTACCATTTGTAGTAACTATAGCTTGTGATACTACATCTCCATCAAGTAATGGAGTGGCAGCAGCAGATTCGCCAGGTGTAACAAGATAATAGTATTGTACAGTATAACCTGTATCTATCAACTCGTCGTCTCCTGCGAAGAACTCTCCACCTTCGTCTTGGTACTCGAAGAGTTCTGCTTTTAGTTTGTAGGTATAGTTCTTACCTAACTGGTAGAACGGTTCTTCGTGTTCTACAAACTTGATCTCAAAATAGTTTGAGGATAGTGGGAAGTATATTAAATCTCCTTCTTGTGGTCTCTCTCCTACCTCTATGTCCTCATCTAATAGTAAGAACTGAGATATAAGATCACTAAATCTTTGCTGTGATATAACCAGAGTTATCTCATCAGTCTGTCTGATACCAAACTTTGTCAATAGATCTCCACCACCTTGGAACCCATCAAAGTTCTCTAGGTATGCTTCTATAATATATGAATCATCAAACTGTGATACTACTTCTTCATTGAATACATTATCCTTAGCGATCATCTGTCTAGGGATATACAGTACATCCATTCCGAACATCTTGATGTACTCCTCAACAAGATTCTGCTGAAGGAACTGTTCGTTACGAGTACCGTGTGTGAAGAATACGTTTCTTGCCATTAGCCGATCATATCCATTGGGGGCATTTCATACTTAGTCAACATCTCATCCTCTATCTTGTTCAACTCTTCTTGTGCCTGTTGATATATCTGATCACCATTCATAGTGATACCACCTGGCAACTGTGCTCCTTGGAACTTAGATAAGTTTTGTCCCCACTGTCTCTTAATCAGTTGGGTGACATACCTCTTGACAAAGATGTCATCGTAGAGTGTAGTAAATGTAGAAGGATCTAATGCTCTGTAAGCATCAAAAACTATAAAGTCTCCATCGTTTACATCAGTTTTAAAGTCAAGATCCATGTAGAGTCTGTCTCCTCTTGCTTGGAATCTTATCTGTTTCTGTCCTTCTAGTAACCAGTAGATGTCTTCCAATCTTCTGTTTACCAT